ACGATGATACTATTCAATGATCATAACTTCCCAACAAAAAAAACAATCAAGGACATTCTTGAAGATCATGGTATTGATATCGACTACATCATTTTTTCAGCTGATTACGATGAAGGAAAAAAAGCTGGAATACTCACAAAACACAGCGAAACAAAGAAACAACTGAAAGACTTTCACATCACATTCAAAGAAGATTATTCAATCAACATAAGAGCATTCAAATACGAAGGAAGGATTCATTCAATATGGTTTGATAATAATCATTAACTTTGTATCGTGTTTCTCTGTTGATTGTCTGGGAGTATGTGACATGATCACTGCTCCCGGATCAACATAAAAAAACAACACATGGAAAAAATCAAAAACATATCAAAAATAAGCATCGGAACAGTATTGATGATCATGGCTGGAGCATTGTTCTTCGTTGATCGTTTCTTGCTTGTGTTCCTTCCTTGGATCACTGCACCATCAATGCGAACATACTACACTAAAAAGAACATGATCACCGAATCAATGTGGCGCGTGGGTGCTGCTGTTGGTCTTTTCTTGTTGTGGAAACTATTCTGGTGGATCGTTTAATGAATAAACAAACTAATTTCAATGGCAACAACTAAAAGCAAAAGAGGAGGAGCAAGACCAGGTGCTGGAAGAAAGCCAGTTGCGGATGAAAAGAAAGCAAATTTCATCTTCAATCGCGCATTGAAAGAAATCCATAATACTGACAATGAAGATGATGCAAAAGTTGAATTTGTCAAAGACTTGTATAAAACAGCAAGAGGTCAACAATTCATTGCTGAACATATATTCGGTAAAGCAAAAGACAATGTTGATGTTAATGTTCAGTCAAAGCCAGATCTTTCACATCTTTCTGTTGATGATCTTCGGCAATTGATGGATGATTCAGATGAAGAATGAGATAAAACAAATACTTTTTCAAGAGTTAGCAAGACGATCTTTCTGGGATTTCTGTCTATATTATGACAATGAATTCTTTGAGAAAAGACCATTCATGAAAGAAATTGCTGATGCATTTCAGGATATTGAAGAAGGAAAAATCAAATCTTTATCTGTTTCACTTCCGCCAAGAGCCGGGAAAAGCTACATCACAACACTTTTTTGTGCTTGGACATTAGGAAGGAATCCATCTGAATCAGTGATGCGCAACACTTGTACTGCGACATTGTATCTGAAATTCAGTTATGATGTCAGAAATGTTGTGAAGTCAGATCAATTCAAAGATGTATTCCCGGACATCCGATTGTCAGATGACAAATCAAATCTGAATGGATGGAACACAAATCATGCAAAGATGGTGTCTTATTTCGGCGCTGGTGTTGGTGGTACAATCATCGGATTCGGTGCATCAAAGGTGGCCATCACTGATGACTTATATCGCGGAATGGAAGATGCGCTGTCAGATACTGTCAATGATCGCATTCATCAATGGAAGGAAGCAACACATGATTCACGTTTCGAATCTGGATGCGCAAGAATTGACATCGGGACCAGATGGACCAGGGATGATGTGATTGGAAGATCCACAGAGCAAAAAGAATACGACAAACAAATCATTGTTCCAGCAATGAATGAAGCTGGTGAATCATTCTGCGAAGATGTGATGACAACAGCTGAATATCAATCCAAGAAAAAGAAGATCATGCCTGAAATATGGTCTGCGGAATATATGCAACAGCCAGTTGACATTGAAGGTCGTTTGTTCAGTGGCCTGAAAAAGATGTCATTCAGAGAATTCAAGCAGATTGAATCAAAGATTGATGGTACAATTGCATTCTGTGATGTTGCTGATCAAGGGAAAGATTATACTGCATTCGCAATTGCTGCACTAATTGACAAAGAATTATTCATTGTTGACTATCTTTTCAGTCGTGACAATACAGATATCACCATTCCATTGATTGCAGATAAGCTGAACAAATGGAATGTTCGTTATTGTCGTGTTGAATCCAATTCAATGGGTGCGATGTTCTCCAGGTATCTTCAAAAGGAAACTTCAACAAAGATTCTTCAGGTCCACAATACAACAAACAAGATCACCAGAATCATCATGCAATCATCATTCTTAATAAATAATTGTACATTTGTAACAAATGAAACGCAAGATTGCATTCAATTCCTTGACAATGTTGAATCATTCAGCAAAGAAGGAAAGAACAAACATGATGATGCACCAGATTGTTTATCTGGACTTGCTATTTTCGCACAATCACTGTTCAAACATCTTTTCAAATGATCACATTCGAAGTCATTAAACATGGATCAAACGTTCATGAAGTAGTATTCAACGAAACACAGGAAGCAACAATTGCGCAATTATCTGACATCCACTGGGACAATCCAAAGACTGATTGGAACTATTTGAAACGCTGTCTGAACTATTGTAAAGAACACAATATTCCAATTGTTGTGAATGGTGACTTCTTTTGCTTGATGCAAGGTCGCGGAGATCGCAGATCAAACAAGTCTGACATTAGACCAGAACATAACAATGCCAAATATCTTGATTCGATTGTTGAAACAGCTGTAAAATTCTGGAAGCCATATGCGCACTTGTTAGTTGTTTGTGGTTATGGGAATCATGAAACAGCAATAATAAAATGGCAAGAAACAGACATTCTGCGAAGATTCGTTGATCTTCTGAACTATGAATGTAAAACAAACATTCAAGTTGGTGGTTATGGTGGTTGGATCATCTACAAACTAAACAGAACAAAATCATGTCGATCTTCATCAATATTTAAACATCGTTACTTTCATGGATCTGGTGGCGGTGGTATTGTGACAAAAGGAACAATCAACTTGACAAGGGCTACAGAAATGTATGATGGATTTGATATCTTTTCAATGGGACATATACACGAAAATCTGGCAATTGATGTATGCATGAACAGTTTGAATTATCATCCAAAAACTGGATATCAAACATACAACAAGAATGTTCACATGATGATCACCGGAACATTTAAAGAAGAATATCAAGATGGATCAAAAGGATGGCACATTGAACGTGGCGCACCGCCAAAGCCAATTGGTGGTCGTTTGTTGAAATTATCTTTTTCGCGTGATTATTCAGATGGAAAAGATTTACACAAGAAGCACATTGATTCGATGAAATTCCCTTTCTCTTATTGATTCAATCCTGACAATTCACGAATTTCATCTTCATTCAATTGAACACCAGCTTCAATGATCTTTTTGATTGCATCAGCGCGAAGATTCATTGTTTCAGCTTTCAACTTCTCATCTGGTTGCATCACTGGAATGTGACTGAAGTCAGGAACAAGAATCAATCCTTCTTCACTTAATCCAAGTTGATGTGAAATAGTGTTGTACATTTGAATTGTTTCAGGAATGATTGTATCTGTGTAGGCCATTCGAACACCTTCACGAACATTGCTGAATGTTGCACCTTGTTCCTGACTGAACAAGTATGGATTCAATCCATATGCATCAATGATTGCAAGTTTATCTGATGTCATTTCTTCAAACAGCATCAGATCCTTTGTCGGGAATGACATTGGATTCCATTGAACATCCGATTCAGTGATGATCACTTCATCTTTTTGACGTCTATACCACGACTTCTGAATTGCTTTCTTTTCATCTGGATCCATTGGTATAGCTCCTCCCATGTCGCTGTTTCTTGCAGAAAGAATACCAATTGCACCGATATTTTCAAGCAAAACATTTCTTTTGTGATAAGCTGCGCGAATGTTTGAAAGCGGATATTTCAATGATTGAATGCGAGATGATGGATTGACAATATTCACACCATCTGTTGTGGTTAAGAACACCATATCTTGCAAATCAATCTTCTCTGTATCTTCAGCATATTGGAAAATGAATCCATCAATCAAACCATCCTGGTCCATTTGTTTCAACTTCTTTCCGGATAGCTTGATCTTCACTTTATCTGTTGGGAGTGGAACAATCAAATTGCGGATGTCAAATGATCTTTTTGGACAATATGCAAAGGATGATGAATACAGCGCATCATTCACTGACAATGAATAAATAACATCTTCCCATGATTGATTTGGATTCGGCTTTGCAATCAGATCAAGAATCCAGTGATTTTCAACTCTTTCACCATCTGAATTGTAAAGAACTGGAACATTCGCAGACATCATTGATGCGCGTTTATCTACAATCGCGCGAAGCTCAGGTATTTCAATATAAAGATTGTAAGCTTCTTCCGTATCAATCCAGATTGCATCTTTCTGTCCCCATATTCGGTTTACTCTTGGAAAGTGCATCTTGAAATCGTCAATGTATCTTTGTGGATCTGGAAAGAATCTTTCACCGAAAAATGATTGCCAGAAAGTGGAGCTGAATTGATTACTCATATTTTTTGTATCTTTGTACTACAAAATTAATTAATTTTGTGCAAATAGTTGTATTATGCAAAGAATCCTTGACAAATATACACTTAAATCAGCAAATCTGGAGCTGAAAGACCTTGATGAAAACAGTCGCAAAGTTGCTGTTTATCTATCTGCATTTGATGTGATGGATAGTGACTTCGACATCATCAAGAAGGGTGCATTCAAAAAATCCATCATGGAACGAGGGCCACAATCGACATCGAACAGAAAGATTGCATTCCTTCGTTATCACAATTGGGAAATGCCAATCGGTAAGTGGACAGAACTTTCAGAAGATGACAAAGGATTGTTTGCTGTTGGTCAATTGTCAAACAGTACAAATGGAAATGATGCATTGATCGACTACAAAGAAGGAATTATCAAAGAACATTCCATCGGATTCAAGTACATTAAAGACAAATTGAAATTCATTGAGGATGAATCAATGGATTCAAAAGGATATTATGAAGTGAATGAAGTTGCACTATTCGAAGGATCTGCGGTGACTTTTGGTGCAAATGAATTCACAAATGTTGTCGAAGTGGCAAAATCCGAAGGAAAAGAAAATATTGCTCAAAGAATACACAATGAAATGAACATGATCATGAAATCCATTGCAAATGGCAAAGGAACAGATGATCGTTTGTTCAATCTTGAAATGAGAATGAAATTTCTTTCTTCTCAATTAGTGGACCTGGCTTCAATTGATCCGTTTGATAAACAATCAATCAAAGGTCAGTCATCCAAGGAAGAAGAAGTGAAAGAATCATTCGATTGGAATAAATTAGTAAGTAACTTTTAAAACAAAAATCGTGGAAAACTTAACTCCAGAACAAGCGATTGAAAGAATTGAGAAATCAATCGCTGAAAAAACAGAAGGATTCGTGTCAAGTGAAGATCTTGATGGAATCAAAGCTGATCTTGCATCAGTAAAAGAGATCGCTGAAAAGGACAATACATCAGAATTGAAAGCATCAATCGCGAAGCTTGAAGGAATGGTTGAAGGTCTTAAAGAAGCAAAGAAAGAAGAAGCTCCAAAAGCGCAAACACTTGGTCAAGCAATCTCATTCGCATTCAAATCTGCAAAAGATAAAATCGTTGAAACAGCTGAAAAAGGTGGACTTTTGAATCTTGATACAAAAGCAGCTGGAACAATGTTGATTGATACTAACTATTCAGGTGGAACAGTTGGTCTTTCTTCATTGGAAGGTGGATTAACTCGCATTCAGCGCAGACGTCCATTCCTTCGTTCACTTGTTAATTCAGCGAACACAACATCAAAATACATCGCGTATATTGAGCAAAAGAACGCTGATCCGGGTGAAGCTGGAACAACTGCTGAAGGTGCTGCAAAAACACAAACAGATTTCGATCTTGTTGAGGCATCTGCTGAAGTGAAAAAGATCACTGCTTATATCAAGGTATCAAAAGAAATGATCGCTGATATTCCATTCATGCAAGGTGAGATCAACAATGAGTTGATGGAACTTGTTGAATTGAAACTTGATGAGCAGATTCTTCTTGGTGATGGTCTTGCTGCAAATCTTCCGGGTATTGATTCTGTTGCAACTGCATGGTCAGCTGGTACATTTGCTGCATCTATTCCATCTGCAAACAATTCAGATGTTCTTCGTGTTGCAATTGCACAGATCGCTGGTCAGAACTTCGAAGCTAACTATATTCTTTTGAATCCAGCTGATGTTGCAGCAATGGAATTGACTAAGTCAAGCACTGGTGAATATACATATCCGATGTTTGTTCCTGGTCCGAATGGTGTTACAACTGTGAAAGGTATTCCAGTTGTTGAATCAACACTTGTTCCAGCTGGTGACTTCTACGTTGGTGACTTCACAAAAGCGAATCTTCGTGTTCGTGAGGATATGAATGTTCAGGTTGGATATGTGAATGATGACTTTACCAAGAACTTGATGACTGTTCTTGTTGAAATGAGAGCTGCATTCTACGTGAAATCTAACCATGCACGTGCATTCGTGAAAGGTGACTTCGCAACTGCAATCGCTGCACTTCAATTACCTTAATAATTGATCATTTTGATGGCCGGTGTTAAATCACTGGCCATCTTTTAAAAGCATTAAGATGGAAGAAACAAAGAAAACATCAAAACCAAGAACAAAGAAAGCTGCTCCCAAAAAGAAAGAAGTGATTGAATTCGATCTTCGAAAAAAGTATGATGTTGAGTGCATCAAAGAAGGATCAACACTGATCAAAGGGAAAACTTACAATGTGACTGGTGAAATCGCTGGAATTCTTCACAAAAAAGGACTGATAAAAGTATTGTAAATGGCGCAATTGGTAGATTTAGATGACTTTTCATCCGGGAAATATGAACTTCACCGGGGGATGTACACTGATATCAATCTTCAGGACTATCTTGATAGATACGAAAAGAAGTATTTGATTGATCTTTTAGGATCAGATTTGTATGATATTGTTAGTGCTGAACTGCCAATTCCAACAACACCATTGATTGTTGACATCGTTGATGAATTTCACTTTGATCACAACTTCAACATTGTTGTGTCAGAGGGAATGAAGGAAATGATTCGTGGCTTTATTTATTATGAATGGGTTAAGGATCTGACAAATCAGATGACAATCAATGGAAATGTTGTTCCAACATCAGAAAATTCATCGAATCCGACAACATTGTACAATACAATGTACAATCGATTCAATGAAGCTGTTAAGACGTACAACGCAATACAATATCGGATTATTTTAAATCGTGGGGACTATCCTGAATTCAATGGTAAACAAAAGGAACTTGCATACTGGATATGACAGATGAAGTGACAAATATTGTTCGACAAATCGTTTCAGCAATGGATAAAACTATTGAAGTGAAATGGAATGGAACATCAACTGCTTCATTTGCTTGTCAAACAAAGTGGGCGCGAAAAGGGAAAATTGTTACTGATAAGGATGCGTTGAAATATATCATCCAAAGTATCACACCGAATGAATTGGTGGACTATCAACCAGCGCAGACAGTTAGCAATATTCTTGATGGTGTTGTCAATCTTCCCGTTCCATTCTTCATGACCGGAACAAAGATGGCAGCAAACAAAGAATGGTTGATTTCTGGATCTGATGTTGTTTTGAAAACTCCGATCATTTGGTTGTTGGAAACGATTCAAGAAACAAGATTCGGAAAGGGTGATTCGCGTGAAGCTGAATATCAATTGCGATTGTTCTTTTTAGATGAAACAAATGTTGTTGACTATCGGACTGAAGATCATCGTGATGAAGTTGTTGTTCCGATGCAAGAACTGGCCAAAGAATTTATTCGCACTGCAAATGCAGACAAAAGATTCAAAACTGTTGATCAGTACACAATGAAAACTTTTAGTCGATTTGGAGTTGAACGCGACAATGGTGTTTTTCAAAACATTCTTGATGCAAATCTTTCAGGGGTTGAAGTGACCATGTCCCTGATTAAATACAAAGATGGTTGCACTTGTTTTAAATACAATATTTTAAATTAAATAATATGTTAGGATGTGACTGCAATGCAGGACTAAGTAACACTGGCAGACCGGGATGTGTTCCGATTTGGTCAGTAACTTCATCATTGATTGTTGTACCTTTGTACGCAAATGATGGAACAAGAAACGGCATCGATTTATCAACATCTGTTCCAGTATGGGCAGATCTTGTGAACGAATCAGATGCTTCAAAAAGATGGTTCCCATTACCAGCGTTTGAAAATGTTGAACTTCCAAAAGCTGAAAGCCAGTTTGAAGAAGCTCCATCTGGAAGAATGGCATTCCTTCGTCAAGGAAAAAGATCATTCACTGGTGAATTATGGCAAGAAGATTCAACACCAACTTTTTTAGGGAAACTTGAAAAATCAAGATGTGTTGATTTCGGTGTTTATGTTGTTGATGTAAACGGAAACTTGATCGGATCAAAAGAGGGTGATTACCTTTATCCGATTCCAGTTGACAATGCTTCATGGAATCCGACATTCATGTTCGCAACTGATTCAACTGTTCAAAAAATCATGCTTGGATTTGACTTTGATCGTTTATTCAACGATTCAACAATGTACATGATTACAGTTGATGAAGCTGGGCAAGATTTCACTGCATTGAACGGATTGATTGATGTGAATCTTGCGAATGCTGCTGCAACAACAACTGAAGTGACATTTGATGCACAACTTGATTATGGAACGGCATACAATCCGATTCTTTTCACTGGTGCATTAGCTGCTGACTTCGTTGTGACTGTTGCTGGTGTTGTTGATGCTGGTATCACTTTGAGTGAAGGACCAGATGGATCATACACTTTGACATTCTCAGCACCGGCATCATCTTCAGATGAAGTGAAGGTTGAGGTTGACAAAGTTGGATTTGATGGTGAAGTGACTGTTGTTGTACCTTAATAACAAACAGCCATGGAAACACACATCAGAATACATCGAACTGACTTCCATATCGAAACGCTGAAAAGCATTTCACTTGATGAAGCAAAAGAACGATTCAAACACATTAGTGAAAGAACTGTTGAAGCTGCATGGAAGGAATGCAATCCAAGGCGCAAAAGGAAAAAGAAGTCAGTTGATCAATAAACTGCGAGAAGGTCATCAGATTGATGGCCTTCTTTTTTGTATCTTTGTATCATGTTGACATCCACATCACTTGGTGAATTGTTATTTGTAGCAAAGAACGCGCTGACAGATGATCGCGCATGGTTTGATGCAATGAGTGACAAAGCATTTCAAGATTGGATTGTTGACTTGATTCGCGAAGATCAGTTGATTGACAAAGGAATTGATGGTGATGGTGATGTGATCGGATATTATTCACCAGCAACGGAAGCAATCACAAATGGTCGCAAAAGAGCTGGTGATCCATACAATTTGTATGATACTGGAGCATTTCATCGATCAATATTCATTACATTGATGCGTGATTCGTTCATCGTTGAGGGTGATGGAAACAAAGGTCAGGATGATTTGTTCGTGAAATTTGGCGATGAAATAATCGGAATAACAGATGAAAACATGGACAGAGTATCTGCGATTTTGGCGGACAAATACCGGGAATATCTCATCAAAATATTACTTGACAATTGATGACATTCCATTGTTCAATTGGATGAAATGCACAGATGGTGACATTCAATTTGTTCGAAAAGAGATTGCAGATGGAACACAAGAAGATGATTTGAAATACTGGAATGCGATGTTCGATGATTACCTTCAAAGATATGGATTATCAGATCTATACAAACGAATGCTGAAGGTGATGAAAGACAAAGCAATCCTTGAAACTGAATTTGTTTTGACAAAAGATCGATTCAAGTTAACATTGATTGAAATTGAATCAAATAAACTTGAAGCGATGATGTCAAACAGTGGTGAAGGAATGACAATCGATGAAAGTCTGGTCCATTTGTCAAAGTGGCTTGGATATCATTTGAATGTTAAGGTGGTGACAGCTGGTGAATACTTTACAATTTTGAAGCAATATGGCAAAGAAGGTACTAAGAAGTGATGTTGTTGAAGATGGTATCTTTGACAATCTGAAGAAAAGCGCAACAGATGCACTTGCACAAGTTGAGAAACTTCAAACGGGCTTAAAATCAACAGCAAAAGTGCTGAATGATCAATTGAAGAATGCGCAATTCGGAAATGCTGAATCAATCAACAAATTTGTTCAGGCAACTGAAAAGGCGAACAAAGTGAAGAATGATTCGCAGAAATTGGACCAGGAAGCAATCAAATTGCAACAACAATTGACAAAACTTCAGCAAGAAGAAGAAAAGCTGAAACAGCAAAAGATGCGCACTGAAACACAAGTGAATCGCGAGAAAGAAAGACAAGCGAAAGCAAGTGAAAGAGCAGCGAAGGCAGCGAAAGATGAAAATTCAGAATATAAAAAACTGGTCAAGTCAACAAGAGATCTGAAGAATCAATCGAAAGAACTTGCTGCACAGATGCTGAAGCTGGAACAATCCGGGCAAAAGAACACAAAAGCATATCGAAATCTTGAATCACAATACAAGCGAGTGACCAGAGCTGCACAGAAAGGTGATAAAGCATTGAAAAAGATTGATTCAACTGTTGGTGATAACTTTAGGAATGTCGGAAACTATCGATCCGCACTTGGTGGATTGAAGTCTGCACTTGGTGCGCTTGGTGTTGCATTCGGTGCGCGTCAATTGGTGTCATTCGGAACTGAATCAATTGAACTATTCAGAGAACAGCAAAAAGCAATTGCACAAGTCGAAGCTGGTTTGAAATCTACTGGAAACACAGCTGGATTCACATCAAAGCAATTGCAAGAAATGGCATCGTCATTGCAAAAAGAAACAATTTTCGGTGATGAACAGATATTGAAAGATGCAACTGCACAACTTTTGACATTCACCAACATATCTGGCGAACAATTTGATCGAACACAACAAGCTGCACTTGATCTTGCTACGCGATTGGATGGTGATTTGAAATCTGCATCCATTCAATTGGGTAAAGCATTGAATGATCCAGTTGCGAATTTGAGTGCATTATCGCGTTCAGGAATACAATTCAGTGATGATCAAAAAGCTGTGATTAAGTCATTGACTGAATCTGGAAGATTGGCTGAAGCACAAACATTGATTCTTGATGAATTAAACAAGCAATATGGAGGATCAGCAAAGGCAGCTGCTGAAGCTGATGGTGGAATTCAACAATTGAAGAATGCAATTGGTGATGCAAAAGAAGAATTCGGAAAGTATTTGATGGAAGCATTGAAGCCAACAATTCAAGGATTGAAGGACTTCTTTTCGAATCTAAAACCTGAAGATATCAAGCGATTTGTTTCAACACTTGGAACAATTGTTTCTGTTCTGGGAAAAGTTGTTCAAGGATTCATCATCTTCAAAACAACAATGGCAGCGATTGCATTGAAGAATCGCATTCAGGACTTCATGAACTTCAGAAAAGAACTTGCAAAAGGTGGTGATGCAATGAACAAATCAGCAACTGGAGCAAAGGCATTCGGAACAGCATTGAAGGGAATTGGATTTTCTGTTGCAATCACATTGCTTGTTGAACTGGTAAAAGGTTTATATGATTTCGCATCTGGTGCTGCAAGGGCGCGAAGGGAAGCTGAAGCATTCAACAAAGCCATTTCAAGGGGGGCTGAACGTGGTGCAGCGGATCTTGAAATCATAAACAACAAAATCACTGAACAAGTCAACATCCTTCGTGAAAAATTATCGAAAGGTCAAATCACACAACTTGAATTTGAACAAAAATCACAAGCACTGACAAAGAAAGGAACTGAACTTGTTGGTAAAAGAATCAATTCACTTTACAAAACAAGATCAGCAATTGATGAACAAATCAAATCACAACGTGCATATGTTAAAACTTTGAGCGAAAGATACAATTTGACATTAGATGAACAAGTCAGATTGCAAAGTGAAAGAAATGAACTTGCAAAGCTCCGTTCAAGTTACAAATTCATTAATGCTGAAATTGAAACTTTGAAAGATGGAAAACAAGAACTGAAATCAAGAACATTTGAACTTGAATTGCAAATCAATCAAAGCACAACTTCAAACAATACGAATACACAATCAATCAAAGATCAAACAGATGCTGTGAAAGATCAGATTCCTGAAGTTGAGGATCTAAACTACACATGGCAAGAATATCTTGATTGGATTGGCAAAGTAAGAGCAGCGAAAAAAGAAGAAGAAGATCTGTTGATTGTTCCTGATCTTGAAATTGGAACAGAAAGAGAAGATCCGGAGCCAGAAATATTTGCTGATCCAGAAAAACGATTCAAACTTGATAAAGAATACATTGATCTTGTTTCTGAATACTTCATCCAGCGATCGAATGAACGCATCGAACAGATTGAAAAAGAAATTGATGCAGCGCAAAATCAATATGATACATTGAAAAAACTTGCTGAAGAAGGAAACATTGATGCGAAAGAATCACTTGCTGAACAGCAAAGAATCATTGCTGAAGCAAACCGAAGAAAGGAAGCTGAACAAAGAAGGCAAGAAAGAATAAAACTTGCACAAGCTGCATATGAAGCATATGAACGCAATGCGAATGATGAAACAGTTGCTAATCCATTAGCAAAAACAATCACTGACATCACATTGCTTCGTCAATTCCTTCAATCAATTCCAGCATTTGAATCTGGTACTGAAGATACTGGTGCAAATGGACTTGGTGTTGATGGAAAAGGTGGTTTTCATGCAATACTGCATCCGAATGAAAGAGTGATGACAAAAGATCAAAACAAGATGGTCGGATCACTGACAAATGAACAACTTGCAAAAGTTGCGCTTGATTATAACACCGGGAAATTGATTGCACAAGGTGATTCAGCTGTTGCACTTCATAATCCATGGGAATCAGCATTGTTGATCCAAAAGATTGATGAATTGAATGCAACTATTCGCAATAAACCTGA